TAGGTGTCGGTAATGCGCTGGCGAAGGGTTAAATCTTCCAGCGGCGGAACCGGCGTATAGTCGTAATCGATAAAGAGCTTGCCCGCCTTCAGGGTGTCTTTATCGTTGGCGCTTTCGTCATACCAGGCGGATGCACCCAGCAGATAACCGGCGTTAACCAGCTCGCGGAACTTCGCATTGATGCCCGCGATAATCTCGCGCACCAGAACCGGCGTCAGCGGCTTATCAACCGCCCACATGTGCGCCTCGGCCATCGTGTCGGCCAGCACCTGCGCCGTGCGGGTGTAGTTCTCAAACTGAAACAGCGGGTCATCGCTGCAGGTACGGTTGCCCCAGAAGCGGAAACCGTCTTTACGGATCAGCGTGGTGACGTCGGCCTCGTTGAGCAGGTCGGCGTCGGTGCCGGTCTGCTGCAGATCCCAGAACACTGATGCGGAAATGCCGGTCACGCCGTTGACGCCGACGTTAGACAGGGTTTTATGCCAGCCTGTGTCATTGTCGATTTTGGCGCGCAGGCCCAGCGCACGGGCAGTGGCATAGGCCGTGTCGGATTTACTGGTTGCGGTGTTCCACGCAAGGAAATCAGGCCAGATAACCATCAATTCACGCTGGCTGAAGTTCTGGCGATACAGGCGGGCTTCGGAAATGGTTTTGCATTCCCACGCTGAAACGTAGGCAAAGGCGCGCAGCTGCTGCGCAATGCTGGCAAGCGCGGTTGCCACCGCCAGCGAGTCCAGCCCCGGCACGCCGAGAATACGCGGCTTAACATCGAGCTGTGTCTGCGCGGCGAGCAGCGCTTTCATGCCGGTATACTGGCCGTTTTCATCCGTGCCGCCGATGATATTGGACGTGGTTTCGGCTTCGTCGGCACCTTCAGCCACGCGCACGACGACGGTCACAGGTTTGGACTGGTCAGCAATGGCCTGCAGCGCAGCCGCAAGCGTGCCTTTTTTGCCAGCCTTACCGACAGCGCCCTGCACATTAGTGATAAGTACCGGCGTATTGAGCGGAAAGGTTGCCGCATCCGCATCCTGCGAGGTGCAGACCATGCCCACGATTGCGGTTGATACGGTTGTAATGGTGCGCGTGCCGTCGTTAACTTCGACGACGCGGACACCATGATGATAATCAGACATCTGTTGCACTCCGTTTTGAGGGTGTGCTCAGGGTGTCAGGTCAGGTTTGGCAGTGCATCTGATGGGGGTTTGCTGGTCAGTCAGCAGACAGAATTAATAATCTGGCGCTGCCTGTCGGCCGGTATGTACCGGTAAAGGGTTTTTACTGATACCTCCAGCACAAGCGCAATCTGCTGCAGTGTTGCGCCGTTGGCCAGCATTCTTTCAGCGCGGCCGATAACGTCCGGCGTCATTACGCGACGTCTGCCGCCGATGCGCCCTTTATCCCGCGCAGCGGCCAGCCCGGCGCGCGTGCGCTCTATTATCAGCTCGCGTTCCATCTCAGCCAGCGCACCCATGACGTGAAAGAAAAACCGGCCCATCGGCGTGCTGGTATCAATGCTGTCGGTCAGGCTACGGAAGTTAACGCCACGTTCGCGCAGATCCTCCGTCAGCATGACCAGATGGCGCATACTCCTGCCGAGCCGGTCGAGCTTCCACACGATCAGCGTGTCGCCGGGCTGCAGGCAGCGCAGCGCCTTTTTCAGTCCCGGCCTTTCGCTCGTTTTACCGCTTATCCTGTCCTCGAAAATCAGCTCACATTCTGCGCTCTGTAACGCAACCCGCTGTAAATCCGTGTTCTGGTCATTTGTTGATACCCGAATGTAACCAATCAGCACCCTGATCTCTCCGCAAATGGCCGCAAGTGTGCCAGTGCGGCCCGGCGCAGGGCCAGGCGTTTTTTTCTCAGAAACCTCGGTTTAACAGAAAAGTTTTCCGGGCGGTTATTGAAGTTAAATCGCATAACTGAAAACGCTTCTTACGATAAGCCTGCTGCCCGGCTGCTAAAGATTACCGTAACAGCCGGAGGGGGTGGAGGTGGCGGCGCTGCTGCTGCGGGTAACAGTCAGGGTGCGGTAGGTTCAGGCGGCGGTGCCGGTGGAACCTCAGTATCATGGTTCGCGGTGGCTGACCTTGAATTTCCAGTGAAGCTTACCGTCGGTAAAGGTGGTCTGGGTGGTGTGGGTGCTGCTGAACCGCAGCCCGGCCAGAGCAGCAGTTTCGGCAAGTATCTTTCAGCTGGCAATGGGGCCAGAGGTGCAAGCGGCACCGTGTTTAATTACGGTGAATTTCGCCTGCTTTCTAACGGTGGCGGTGGAACTGGTATTGGTGGAAATTTTATGAATATCAGAGGCGGCGCAGGTGGGCCAGCCATCACCCTCAGCAACGGATATGAAAGCGGCGGCGGTGGCGCATCATGCCATTCCGCTGGCGGCAACCCGATAGCCGCAGGTGTAGCTTTTTCAGGTGAAGGCGGATTGTTCGGTTCAGGCGGCAGCGGCGCTTTTTCTGTCAGTAATTCAGCTGCGCAGACGGGCGGAAAAGGCGGAGACGGAATAATTCTGATTGAGGAATATGCATGAAAACATACGCACGCGTTGAGCGGAAAATTGTACAGGAGCTATTCACTACGGACGGTAATATCAAAGAGTTATTTCACCCTTCTATGCAGTGGGTTGACGTTACCGGATTGAAGCAGGAACCCTCAGAGGGCTGGCTGTATGAGAATGGCATTTTCACCAAACCGCTACCGTTGATTACGTTCTGAAAAATAAGCCCGCATCGCGGGCTTTATTCATTCTGGCCTGACCGGCCATGCAATGTCTGGCGCCTTACTGGTATCAACCCGGCTTAGCTCGACCCGGTATCGCTTCCACTCTGCCAGGCGGGCGATCTCCTCATCTGTCGCAATGCTGATATCAACTGCATCCTGCAGCGGCGCAATGATCCGGCTTGCCTCATCCGTTTCGGCTGCAAGCCTGCTGCTGGCAATCAGTGCCGCATTCTCAGCATCCGTAACCGGGACAGTAAACACGCCGTCCCTGTAGTTGTAATTTATATCGGGCTGTTCGGAAAGCGCGGTGATCTCCACCCATACTAGCGACGGATGATAAAGTTTTTCTGGCTTTACGCTCAGTGAGACGATTTCAGCGACGCGCTGGTTTTCAATGCGGGCATAAGTTTTCATCAGCTGTATTCCTCAATGTAAATAACGCCGTCCGAGCCGTAGCTCCCGATAAAGGGGTTGCTGCGGATAGTACCGCCACCGCCAGCACCAAAGGTTTGTTTAACGGATGATGAGCCTTCTCCGCTGCGAACGCCTCCGCCCCAGTAACTCACTCCGCCATCACCGGAACCGCCCCGATATGGGTTTGTGCTCGTCGAGATAATGCCGGGTGCATCGCTACCGTCACCGCCCTGAATATTCAAATCGCCGCCGACTGCCGTTCCGCCCGCGCCGCCCGCATCACCCGATGAAGTATTCACGCCGTTGCCCGCCGTCAGCAGGCCGTTAAATGTGCTGCTCGTTGCAGAGAGGGTTTCATTGCTGCCACGGCCTACCACGCCGGGGTAAGTTTTGGCGTCGTCCACATTCAGCCAGGCGATAACCGTGCCGCCCGCGCCACCACCTGCGCCACGGCTTGTTAAACCGTTGCCCCATCCGAGATAGCCGTAGCCTCTGCCTCCGCCGCCGGTCAGGATAGTTTTGATACGTTTTGTTCCGGGCGTGGGTTTGTAATTGATCGCCCCCGGAGTGGTAAAAATCTGGCGGCCAATAATACGCCCGGAAAACTTTTCTGTTAAACCGAGGTTTTTGAGAACATCAGCAATCAGCCCGGCGTCTTTAATTTCTGCCAGGGCATTTGCGATCTGCAGGTACTGGCCGTGTGGGTTATCAGCATCAGTATGCTTTTTCATTACGCTGTCAGCGTAGGCTTTCACCTCGATCACAGCGTCATCAACATATTTGCGCGTCGCCAGCACGACTGACGGATCAATTTTCAGAGTAACGGCGGCCGTGCTGTTAACGATGAGGATCATGCGCACGGTCTGCGTGCGGCCGCTGCCTTCCTGCAGCTGCGGCTTATAGGTCTCCGGGCTGTTGGCAACGGCAATCAGCACGCCGTCAGCGTCAAAGAGGCCAATCTCACGGATCCAGAAACCGCCCTCACTTTCCGGGATAATCTGCTCAGCAATAATCTGGCTGCTGTTGGCCGCGTCAACCGCAAGCGTATTAAGCGGCGCCCGGCGCTTTTCATTGATGAGCTTTGTCTGTGCCGAGTCTGGCGTTGGCAGCGTGCCACCACCATCACCCACGGCCATTGAAGTGATATCTACTTTTGTGCCGAGCGCGGCGGCGTTTGCCAGCTTAGCCGCGCCCTGATTGGTCAGCAGGCCAAAATATTTTGTCGTCATGCTCTCACTTCCGTCAGGTCAATAAGATGCACCGCCGCACCGGAATAGACCGGCCCGCCGACGCTGATGATTTCAGGGGTGTAGGGATAAACGCTCAGCTCATCGCCGCTGTAGCAGGCGGCAGCAACCGGGATTCTGCCGCTGCCATCGAGGTTAATTGACAGCCCGATTAGGTGTCGGCTGACCGGCTTTGCATCCGCTATCAGGCGCTCCAGCTCGTTATACATTTCCTCCGTGATACCGGTATCGAGTACGCCCACGTCCAGCCGGAACGTGCCAGGCGCTTCGTTGGTTTTCCACCACTCGATTATTTTGATGAGATAGCCCAGCGGCTCAACGACGCGCCGGATAGCACCTATCGTGCCCTTGTGCCGGTGAACGTACTGCGAGGCGGCAACAACGGCGCGCTTTGTCGATTCAGGCCAGGCTGAATCCCAGCGGTCAACTGACCACGCCCACGCCAGATAGGGCAGAAGCTCCACCGGGCAGGCGTACGGGTTCCATAACTGGCGCAGCGGCACGCTCATCGCGCCGGGGCTTGCCAGCGCTTCAGCGGCGGCAACCTCAAGCGCTGACGAGCCGGTCGGCAGCAGGCGATCACTCATCCGAGCCTCCTACGGTCAGCGTGTAGCCCGTGCAGTAAGCGGCCTGCGTTTTGTCGAGCACCACGTCAGCAGAAGGCTTGATAAGGTTGACGCGCTGCACGCCCTCAACGTGCATGGCGGCATAGAGCGCAGACAGGCGAATGTCACGGCCGAGGCGCTTTTGTGCGCTGACAAAGGCGGCGAGCTTTGCCTCAGAGGCGGCGCGGATCGGTTCAGCTTCCGGCCCCGGATAGAGGTACAGCTCGGCCTCGATTTCGTAATTAACAATCTTCGCTGACTGCACGCTAACCCGGTCAGCAACCGGGCGCACGTCCTCATCGTTGAGCGCAGCGTTAACCACGGCCAGCAGCTCATCACCGGCCACGCCGTTGCCCTCACGCGCGAGCACGGTCACAGTAACCACCGCGGGCGAAGGGCTGATAGCTGATGCATCGGCTACGCGACCGTCGGCACTTCTGGCGTGATACTCATACGCACCGGTCGGCCCGGCCACGCTCAGCCCCTCAAAAGCTGAGGCAATGCGCAGCCGATAATCGTCGTTACTTTCCATAACGGCAGCGGTCGGCGGGATAGTCGTATCGTCGGCCGGGGTAATGGTCAGGCGGGTTACGCCATTATTCGCGCCGAGCTGGTCAAGGTCGCCATCCAGTGCATAGGCAACCATGACGGCCTTTGCCGCCTCGTTAATGCGCTGGCGCAGGATCAGCTCACGGTAGGCATTCTCCTGCAGCAGCTTAACGATGGGTTCTGATTCAAGCGTCAGCGTGCGGGCGATAGCGTCCTGCTGATCGGCCGGGTAAAGGGAAATCAGCGTTGCCTTTCGCTCGGCCAGTAGGCTTTCATAGTCCAGCGGCTCCATCACATCAGGCGCGGGCAGCTGGCTCAGGTCGATAGTTGCCATAGTCTCAGCTCACAGGAACGGTTAAGGAAAAAGGCTGCGCGCCGTCGGTGCGGTTGCCGGACAGCTCAACCACCATTGCGCCGTTGATATCCGACTCAAAGCTGATGGCGGTCAGCTTTACGCGCGGCTCCCATTTCAGGATCGCCATATAGCAGGCCGACATAATCTGCAGGCGCAGCGCCTCGTTTTGCGGCTGGTCAATCAGCGCGGATAAAAGCGAACCATACTGGCGACGCATTACCCTGGTGCCGACAGGGGTCAGCAGAATGTCACGCACTGACTGCCGGATATGATCGAGGTCGGTAAGCGCGCCGCCGGTTTCCCGGTTCATGCCGATGTATTTCGCCGCTGTCATACTGGCGCTCCCGTTTTTCCGCCGCTGTCGCCCGGATGGATATGCGAATGCAGCACCTTGCCGTTTGAGGAAAGGTTGCCGCCGGTATGCGTCACATCACCTTTCATCGTGCCGCCCTTAGTGACTTCCAGCTGCGCAGTTTTGAGCAGCGTTGTGCATTCCACTTCGGGCGAGTCGAACAGGATTTTTACCGCTGCTTTGATGGTTGCCGTCTGTATGCCGGTTGCGGCCAGTGCGCCCGTTTCCGGCTCGTACTCGATCACTGCGCCGTCAGGGAAAGACCAGTGCAGTGCATCAGCCGAGGCAGACGGAGCCGGATTTTCATCAGAGAAAATACCCGGCAGCACAAAGCCAGTATCGAGTTCGCCGCCGAGGCACAGAACAAGCACCTGCTCACCCACTGACGGCGCATTCCAGGAGCGGGTTTTACCCGCGCGGGCACTCAGCCAGTGAAGCCAGCCGGTTGTGTTTTTTCCTGTATCGACACGGCATAACCCACCATCCAGATTTACGGCGGAGACAGTGCCAATGCGGATCAGGTTGCGCATTAATCGCATGATTTCTGCTAAGTTTTCATTCATATTACAATGATGAAGTGAAAGGCTTTATTTATAAAATGAATTCAGTTTACTGATACATGACAGGACGGAGCTTGGAAAATGCTATCAATTTTAGAAGAGTATGAGGTCAGGAAGTCGCGCTACGAGTCTTATGCAAAATCGCTTCGTTCACTTTTAGATAGCTTAATCATTGGTGAAGGTTTGAATGTGCATTCAATATCCTCGAGGGTTAAGGATAAAAAAAGCTTAGAGGGTAAAATTAAATCCAAAGGAACTTATAACGAAATAGATGAAATTACCGATGTAGTGGGCGTGAGAATTATAACTCACTTTTCAAATGAGGTGGACTTGATTGCAGAGGTTATTGAGCGAGAGTTCGATGTAGATAGAATTAACTCGATAGATAAAAGGTCTACGTTGGAACCGGATAGATTTGGTTATCTCTCCCTCCATTATATCGTATCTTTGGCTAATAACAGATGTCGCCTTAAAGAATATCTGCCTTATGAAAACTTTAAGGCAGAGATTCAGATTAGGTCAATATTACAGCATACATGGGCTGAAATTGAGCATGACATAGGATATAAATCAGCAGTGGAAGTTCCATCCCACATAAAGAGAAAGTTTTCTCGTCTGGCAGGGCTGCTAGAATTGGCAGATGAAGAATTTGTAAGTATAAAGGAGTCTTTATCTAAATATGCAATTAATATTGCTCATGAAATGCAGGGAAACCCAAAAAACAAAGACATAACGCTCGATAAAATTAGCTATCATGAGTATTTGAAGCAAAGTCCATTAATCAAATCATTCATATCTGATTTGTTTGAAAAGACTGGCGTTGAGCTTACCATGCAGTTTCCCGAAACAACTTCTGCGATAAAGCAGCTTCACTACAATGATATTACCTCTATATCGGATCTTGATGATGCTTTTTCAGAGTATCGTGAAAAAGTAATGAAAAGAGCAATTAAAGTATTAAATAGACTTAAGGCTTTAGGAAGCACAGAGATTTCAAGTGCGGTTTTAGGTGTTTACTTAGCACAGGCAATAGCTGCGAGAAATAATAATAAAGATGAGCTAATTGAATTCTTAAACACAATAAACAGGAGAAGGCCAAAGAATGTGGATATTTTGGCTCAGGATCTCTTGGATACTTTTAATTAATAGTTAATTCTTTCATTTTCCTTGAGCTCAAGGTTTGGTCTG